TTGTCTGGAACGCTGGATAAATTAAACATCGCAGGCGGTGGCCAATCACAAGCACAAAAAGCAGAAAATGAAGCCAGACAAAAAAACACCGGTAGTATAAATGCAGGCACCAGAATACAAGAAGCGGCCGCCAAAGCGACTGCTGAACTGGTTGAACGCACACAAAACTTTTCTAATGCAACCAAATCTAGTACTGATGCGTTAGTCAGTATGACTACAGCCATGATTGATGGCAAGGGCAAATTCTCAGACTTTAATGATGGGTTAGGTAGTGCAGGCGATGCGGCTTTTTCTCTAGGTAAAAACTTCGGTCCTATAGGCATGATCTTAGGTGGACTCGTCAAGGGTGCTACCATGGCCGCCCAAGAAATGACTCGTCTGAGTGATGCTCAAGTCACTCTAACCAAAGATTTACGAAAAATGGGAGGCATCTCAGGTGCATCATCTGATGAGTTATTTAGATTAGGTAACGAAGCTGGTATAACAGCAGATAACTTTGGTAATATCACTAGACTGGCACAAGATGCTAGTAGTGCATTAGTGTCTTTAGGTGGAACTGCAGGCGAAGGTCAACGCCAAATGCTCGAAATGTTCAAGATCGATAAACAGACCAGAATGGCATTTGCTAGAACTGGTATCGATTTAGAAGACTTGCAAGAAGGTATGAAAGACTACTTGAAACTACAAGAAGCAAGCGGTTTTCAATTAGGTAGATCAGACAAAACATCAAAACAGATACAAACATCCGCAATGGCGTATGTTTCAAATCTACAAGTCTTATCTGATTTAACAGGTAAGCAGGCATCTGCAATCAAAGACGAACAACAAGCGGCCGCATCTCAGTTACGAGAACAAATTGCAACCCGTAACGTTGAGATAGAAATTAGAAACTTGAAGAAAGCAGCCGCGGCAGCCGGTGACCCAGTCGAAAAAGCAAGACTTGAAAACCAAGCAAAAAGCCTACAAGCAGACCAAGACATGCGTCAACAGTTTATGGCAGACGCATCAGCCAACATGAGTTCCGAACAAGCAATTCAATTGAGTAAAATCATGCGTTCAGGCGCATTTGACAAAGAATCAATTGGTATGGCCGCGGTAGGTGTAAATCCAAAAGAACTAAAAGAACGATTTTCAGGCATGGACCCAGAATCTGAAGAATACAAAGATGAATTTGCTAAGTTCTTATCTGAGTTTAAACAAGGTCAAGATGACATGGGTCAAAGACTCGGTCCCTCCACTGAGTTTGCTGACCTCGAGACACTAAAGATGCTACTGGGTGGTGCTACCGAACAATCATATAAACAAGCATCTAAGATTGGCACCACTGGCGAAGGTGAAGGCAGTGAAGTAGATAGACAACGAAAAGTCAGATATGCTCAAGCTGGAAGAAAAGGTGGAGGCGAAGATGGTGAAAAATTAATTGGCGCACAAGTAGCATTACAAGAAACTCAAAGAGATTTACAAACATCAGCCGAACGTGTTATACAAAGTCTAAACCCCCTTACAGGTGAAATGGACGCGGCCAAAGCCGCAATGGTGGCATTAACTGCTTCAGCAGTATTGGCATCAGGTGCTATGTTTGCTATGTCTTTGGGCGGTCCCTTAGGCAAAGCTACATCAGGTCTGGCAGGTATGTTCAAAGGACTTGGCATGAAAGCCAGCGGAACTAAACTTAATTCTGCAGGTAGACTGATAGATGCTAAGACCAGCAAATTTGTTAAAGCACCAACAGCTGGGTCAATGGTCAAAGGACTTAATCCTTTCAAAGGACTTGATGTCAAAGGACTAGGATCAAGTCTTGGAAAAACTATAGGGCCGATAATGACCAAAGCATCTGCTGAGGCGGCGAAAGCAAGTGCATCTGTATTGCAGGCATCAGCAAAAGCAAGTTCAACTATATTGCAAAAAACATTAACAACTTCTATTGGGCCCTTGAGTAAAGTGTTAGGCCCTGCAGGCATACTAGCAGTAGGGTTCGGTGAATTTACTGAGTTTAACAGAGACAAAGCAAAAATTGATCAACAAGTAGCAGACGGTTTAATAACCAACGCAGAAGCAGACGAAGCAAAACAAAACGAAATGGGCGAAGCTGTCGGCAGTACAGCAGGAGCCGCAATCGGTACAGCAATGGGAGTGGCACTTGGACCATTAGGTATGATAGTCGGCGGGTACATCGGAAAAGAATTAGGTGGTTGGATAGGCAAAAAAATAACAGAAGATGATAAGCCTGAAGCAAACAGAGAAGACTTAAATGCGGCAAGAGACTTAGACATTTATAATGAAAATGACTATGGCGAGAGTGAGATTGACTTTGATAGACTAGAAGAAGCCACACTTGCAGGACAATTTAAGCCTGAAATGCTAGAAGCAATGCTCTTAGATGATGACTTAGGTGAAGAAGATCAAGCTAAACTCATAACAATCATGGACCAGTTTAGAGAAGCGGGACAAGTGTTCGAAATGGACAAGACTGCTAAGGAACGAGCAGAAACACTGGAAAAAGAAAAACTAGCAAGAGACGAGGAAACCTACAAAAAAGAAACAGCCCTAGCGAAAGCTAGAGTTGATGCAGTGACGAAGGCTTTGGATGATTCTAAAAAGACTGCTGGTACTAAAGCAGAATTAGACGCGGCAGAACTTGCACAAAAAGAATTAGGACTCAAGGGCGAAGCAGAGATCAATGCTCTTTTGTCAGAGGCTAGTAGAGGCGTTATAGGCGGATTGGACAGCACAGCAGAAGGAATTGTGGGCGGTGGCGACAAGGTAGAAGAGTCAATAACCGAATCAGGGGATAAACTAGCGGAAAGTGGCCCGTCGTTAATGTCAACATTGTTCAAAGGTCTACTTGGTGCGATACCCGGTGCAAATCTTCTTAAGAAAGGCATGGACTTCTTCAAAGGTAAAAACGAAGTTGAAGAAGAGACTCAACTTGCTGAAGAGAAATCCACTAAAAGAGATATGTCAATTGCAGGAAGGCAGCAAAGAGATTTCGATCGATTGGAAAAGAATGCGGCCCAACTACCAGAAGGTCAAACCTCAGGCACATTTGTTGGCGGAAAATTAGACGGTGGTAAAGAAAGTCAAGTGGCAGGAGCAGTCGATCCTTTTGACACACGGTACGACAACCCAATAACAAACAGAACTAGAGAAACATCTACAACAAAAACAGGCGGAGACTCTGAAGCGTATCGCATGTTAACGAAGAAGAGTGAAAACGCACTCGAAGAAATGGCGGGCCCAGCTACAAAAACAGTCAACGGCTTTAAAGTCAGGAAAGTAGACAGAGACATCAAAACTCAGCCGGTAGACCAAGACATCAAAACTCAGCTGGTAGACCAAGACATCAAAACTCAGCCGGTAGACACAAACGAATCCGAAAAGCACTCGGTAATGACAACATCTGGCATCAAAAAACTTAACAAAGAAGAAATCGAACGAGGCAAAAAAGAAGGTACGATCAAACGCAGCCTAGCAAATGATGCTTTAAGAAGAATCAAACTTCAGGCAAAGAAAGACGAACAAGCAGAAAACGCAAAAGCAACAGCTAACGGAGTAGTAAGCCCAGTTGAACTACCTGTATCAGAACCCTTTACAAAATTAGCAGACCTTGACAAAACAATGTCTTTCGATGCAGAGCCTGTAGTAGCAGAAGAAAAAGAGTCAGGACCCGGGCTTTTTGCGAAAATGTCAGAAAAAGTTAAATCAATGGTAGGTGGATTATTCGGCGAGGGCAAATCACCAGAAGAAAAAATATATGATACATCGATGGCCGATGGTTCAACTACATTCCTGAATGATTATTCTGAAAAATCACCAGAAAGAAGAACTAGAGAAACATCTACAACAACAATAGGCGGAGACTCTGAAGCGTACCGCATGTTAGCAAGAAAGCCAGATCAACTGTTAGCTGGTGAAGCAATGGGAGCGATGCCAACAAGTCCGGATGCTAAAACATTGTTAGCAAAAGATGCAGTAGAAGAATCGAAAGAAAAAGGCACATCGACAACAGACATTACAGAAACAAAAGATTCAACTACTGAAATGTTAGAGACGCTGAGACTCATAGCACAGAACGGTGCAGAGCAAAATGCAAAACTTTCTGCTATAGCAGATGCTTCAGAAGCAAGCGTTACAGTGAACAAGAAAATATTGTCAACTGCTAATGTTTAACTAAATATATAGTATAATAGAGAATAAAATCAGATGTCATATACAAAGAAATTTTTAAACAAGAGTGGAGTATCAAGCCCTATATCAGGCGGCAATAGTAACTCCGGTGCTTGGAATGGCGCTGAAAATGCTAAAGCAGGGTATTCAAATACTGACTTTGGTTACAAGAATTACATGAGTAGACTTCCAGAAGTTTATACAGGACATCCTAACAGAATAGAACGATACAATCAATACGAGATGATGGATGTCGATGCTGAGATTAACGCATGTTTAGACATTATAGCAGAGTTTAGTACTCAACGCAACGATCACAATAAAACACCATTCTCATTCGAATACAAAGAAGATCCTACTCCACATGAAGTAGAATTGCTAACTAAACAATTACAACAGTGGTGTAAACTCAACGAGTTTGACACTCGCATGTTTAAGATGTTCAGAAACGTGGTCAAATATGGCGATCAAGTCTTCGTAAGAGATCCAGAGAACTTTAAACTCTACTGGGTTGACATGGTTAAAGTCATTAAAGTTATAGTTAACGAGAGTGAAGGTAAACTTCCTGAACAGTATGTCATTAAAGACTTAAACATTAACTTACAGAACTTAACAGTTGCACAAAAAACAAACACAGATTTTGCCGCTAATCCAACAACAGGAATGGGCGGCACAGGTGGTGGCGGAGGCGGAGGTGGCTACACAGTCCCGTCTATGCCTTACAACACATCAGGTAGTAGATTTACATTAGGGCAAGCAGAGTCAGCAATCGATTCTAATCATGTTGTTCACTTGTCACTAACAGAAGGCTTAGATCGTTTTTGGCCTTTCGGACAATCTATCTTAGAGAATGTCTTTAAAGTATACAAGCAGAAAGAACTATTAGAAGATGCTGTTCTTATCTATCGTGTACAACGTGCGCCAGAACGTAGAATGTTTAAGATTGATGTTGGTAACATGCCAAGTCACCTGGCAATGGCATTCGTAGACAGAATTAAAAACGAGATACATCAAAGACGTATACCAAGTATTCATGGTGGAGACTCTCACGTAGACGCTACGTACAATCCTCTATCAATGAACGAAGATTACTTCTTCCCAGTTACAGCAGAAGGCAGAGGATCATCAGTTGAAGTTCTACCAGGTGGTCAGAACTTAGGCGAGATTGACGATCTTAAATACTTTAACAACAGACTAGCACGTGGTTTGCGTGTGCCTAGTTCATACTTACCAACTGGACCAGACGATAACACGTCTCCTTTGAACGATGGACGTGTTGGTACAGCAATGATACAAGAGTTCAGATTCAATCAGTATTGTGAAAGACTACAGAACTATATCTGTCAAACACTTGATGAAGAATTCAAGTTGTTCTTGCGTTGGAGAGGTTTCAATATTGATACAAGTATGTTTCAATTACAATTTAATCCCCCACAAAACTTTGCCGCTTATAGACAGAGTGAACTAGATACTGCTAGAGTGTCCACATTCAGTGGAATGGAAGCATTCCCTTATATTTCAAAACGCTTCGCATTAGAAAGATTCTTAGGGTTAACTGAAGAAGAAATCAACAGAAACGAAAAACTTTGGCAAGAAGAAAACATTGAGAATTCAGGTGATGAGCCGACTGGTTCTGATCTACGAAACGTAGGAGTCTCAACAGGTGACTTTGATGCTGACGAAGAAACTGGTGAAGAAATTGAAGATTCTGAAAACATGGATGACATGAGTGACTTTGATGTTGCAGGCCCAGTAGGTGGACAAGCATCAACAGCCGCAGGTTCAGTCGAAGGCGCAGGAGAAGTTGGGCCGGTTTCTTAAATGAAAATAAAACATATTATTACTGCTGGTTGTAGTTTTGGAGATGCTTATACGCCATGGACTTGGCCTCATCATTTAGAAGCACATACAAAATCAATAGACCCTAACGTTACGTTTGATCATAGAGGCATGGGTCATCAAGGCCAAGAACTCATTCAAAAGAAAACTACAAATGCTATCATGGATGCCTTAGATGAAGGCTTTGCTCCTGATGAAATTGCTGTGCTTGTTTCATGGAGTGGCAATGATCGCAAGACTTGGTACATAACTAACAAAGATTATATTAACGATATCAAAGAACATTGGGGTACAAGCGGAGGAGATTGTTGGCATGTACAATTTTGTAACCTTAAAAATAGTAAAGAAGGCGTTGAAATCTTAGAGTTTGATAATGAAAACGGTCACTACCATGTAAACTATAATCCAAATGGTGGATGGTATCACTCTGCATGGAATCACAGAGAACCAAAATTTATTAATGATTATATAATGCTTACCGAGCCTGTCACTGACAGAAACTATGATAAGTATAACATCAATTCATTGCATGTTGCTTTAGAAAATATGCTTATGTTACAAAATCTATGTAAATTACACGGCATTCCGTTTTATCAACAATACTATATGAAACATACATATGCAGATATTGAGCAAAACAAAGACCATGAAATAATTAATTATCTATATAAGCAATTAGATACACCCAATCTAGTTAAGCCAGCGATACATGAATATGTGAAACCATTTGGTTTAACTGTGTCAGAAATAGATGTCCACCCTAACGCAGAAGGCCAAGAAAAATACTTTAATGACATTTTAAAGCCCTTTTTAGAGACTAAAAAGTTTTTCGACTAAATACTCTTATGAAATTATTTGAAATGTTTGACCAAGCAATTCCAGGACTTCAGGATGCAGATACTGATAACAGTAAACCTGTGTGGAGAACTTCCAGAAAAACTAAACTTACTTTAAGTCAAATAAGAAAACTACGAAAGATGTTAGATGTTCGAAATTATGAAAAATCCAAACATCTTGTTAAGGTTAGAAAACAATACAGCACCCCATCAGATGATGCGGCACCATCTATTTAATAACGAATTTATTAAAATTACCTCAGAGTAGCAAAAAACGCAAAAAAGTAGTACTTAAAACAGTATTTTGTGAACTATGTTATAAATAAATCTACAAAGCCATTACTTTAAATATCAGGAGAAACTCAATGGATAACAAGAAATTTGAAAAACTAATCGACCTCATAATTAATGAGAACGAGGAACAAGCATCAGAACTTTTCCACGAGATTGTGGTAGAAAAATCCAAAGCAATTTATGAATCTATCATGGAAGACGAAATGATGGATGATGACCTTGAAGAAGGTATTGGTGGACAAGTAGGTGATCTACTTGACGAAATCAATGCTGAAGAACAAGGTGTTAGAGAAGAAGAAGAAGACGAAATTGATATCGATTCTGAAGAAGTATTTGATATCGGTGGTGATGAAGATGAGTTCGGCGGCGAGTCTGAAGTTGAAGATGCAGTTATTCGCATTGAAGACAAATTAGACGAGTTAATGGCAGAATTTGAATCAATCATGGGTAAAGAAGATGATTTAGAAGACGAAATGGACGCTGATGTAAGTGACATGGGCGATGAAGAAGTAGACGTTGACGTAGATGTTGACGATGAAGAACTAGTTGCAGAAGCAATTACACTTCAAAAAGTTACCGCAAAAATGGGTGACAATGGTTCGCAAACTAGAAGTCCAGTAGATGCTAACTCAGGATCTAAAGGCTCTGTAGCAAAACCAGTAAACTTTGATGACGGCAACAGCGGTGAGCAAGGACGTCCAGCTCCAACAGCTAAAGACGTTGATGGTGCTTCCGGTTTCCAAAATCAGCCTGGAAAAAATGCTAAAGCATTAAGTTCTGCACCCAAGCCAGTCACAGCACAGGCTTCAGGCGTAAATACTAAATCTGTAATAGCTTAAGGAACTGATATAAATGGCCTTGTATCTTAAAGAACACTTATCGTTTGATCGTGCAGAAATGCTGGTCGAGTCCGTTAAGGAAGGCGATACAGATTTAAAAACCCTTTTTATGAAGGGTATCTTTATTCAAGGTGGGGTTAAAAACGCAAATGAGCGAGTTTACCCCATCGCTGAAATAGAGAGCGCCGTAGAAACACTCAACACACAAATTAAAGAAGGTAATTCTGTCTTAGGTGAAGTTGATCATCCAGATGATTTAAAAATCAACTTAGATCGTGTATCACACATGATCACTAAGATGTGGATGGACGGGCCGAATGGCTACGGCAAATTAAAGATTTTACCAACTCCAATGGGTCAGTTAGTTCAGACTATGTTGGAATCAGGGGTGAAACTCGGAGTATCCAGTAGAGGTAGCGGCAACGTTAACGATATTGATGGCCGAGTAAGTGATTTTGAAATAATCACAGTAGATATTGTTGCTCAACCAAGTGCACCAAATGCTTATCCTAAAGCAATATACGAGGGCCTCATGAATATGAAGCACGGACATAAAGTTTTAGAAGTAGCACGAGAAGCACGAGGCAACAAGAAAGTAGAACGGTATTTGAAAGACGAAATTTCTCGTTTGATCAAAGACTTAAAAATATAATAGAGGGGAACAAGCATGATAGATGCTATTAAACCATTAATTGATTCAGGCCTTATTAACGAGGATGTCGCAGGTGAACTAAACATTGCCTGGGAATCTAAATTAACTGAAGCTAGGGATCAAGTTCGCGGTGAACTCAGAAATGAATTCGCACAACGATACGAACACGACAGGAACGTGATGGTTGAAGCCCTAGACAAGATGGTAACTGAATCTCTTTCGGAAGAAATTAAAGAATTCCACGAAGAGAAAAAAGCTATTAACGAAGACCGCGTAAAAGCGAAATTGAAACTTAAAGAAAATGCAACAAAATTTAATGAATTTATGGTAACTAAGTTAGCTGAAGAAATTAAAGAATTGCGTACTGATCGTAAGGTTCAATTAGAAAACCAAGATAAACTTCAAAAATTTATCGTACATGCATTGGCTAAAGAGATCAAAGAATTTGCTCAGGATAGACAAGCAGTGGTTGAACAACGTGTTAAGTTAGTTGCAGAAGGACGTACACAACTCGAAAAACTCAAAGCGAAATTTATTTCCGAGAGTGCTAAGAGAATCAACGTTGCAGTTACATCGAATCTTAAAGGTGAATTATCACAACTGAAAGAAGATATTAAATCCGCTAGGGAAAATAACTTCGGCAGAAAGATTTTTGAATCATTTGCAGGTGAATTCAGCACAACTTATCTTAACGATAAGGCTGAGACTCGCAAGTTAGTTCAAACATTAGAAGCTAAGGACAAAAAACTAGCAGAATCAATGGTTAGTCTTGCGAAAGCAAAACAAATTATTGATTCAAAAGAACGTGAAGTGAACATTATCAAAGAAACTACTCACCGTGAAAAGACTTTAGACAAATTAGTGTCATCTTTGAACAAAGAGAAAGCCTTAGTAATGCGATCTTTGTTAGAAAGTGTTCAGACGCCTAGGCTGATGAACGCATTTGATAAGTATTTACCAGCTGTATTGAACGAAGGAAGTGAGAAAGCGAAAAAAGCTCCTCTTACTGAATCTCGTACAACTGTATTAGACGGTAATAAATCTGCCAAGCAAGCACGAGAAGCGAAAGACGAATATGATGTTGAATCTAGCAACGTAATCGATCTCAAGCGTCTGGCAGGGCTTTAATTAAAACTCGACATTGATTAGGAGAAATAAACCATGTCAAAAGTACTCTTAGAAAGCCGTTGGGGCGAAACCAAAGAAGCTCTGTTAGAAGGCTTAAAAGGCACTCGCCGCTCAACAATGGGTGTGATCCTTGAAAACACTCGCAAAGGTCTCTTAAATGAGAATGCTACCGCAGGTAGCACCGGGGCAGGAAATATAGCAACACTTAACCGTGTAATCTTACCAGTAATCAGAAGGGTTATGCCTACTGTTATTGCTAACGAACTAGTCGGCGTTCAGCCAATGACTGGTCCTGTTGGACAGATTCACACATTACGTGTACGTTATGCTCAGTCATTGACTGACAACTCAGCAGCCGCTACTTCGGTAACAGCTGGTGAAGAAGCATTATCACCGTTCAAAATTGCTCAAGCGTATTCACGTACTGCTCAAGGAACAGGAACATCCGCTTCATATACTGGTGCTAATACAGCAACTTTAGAAGGAAACGGCGGTAAGCAAATCAGTGTGCAAATCTTAAGACAAGCTGTTGAAGCGAAGTCACGTAAGTTACAAGCACGTTGGACATTCGAAGCCGCTCAGGACGCACAGTCTCAGCACGGCATCGACGTTGAAGCAGAGATTATGGCTGCTTTAGCACAAGAAATCACTGCTGAAATCGATCAGGAGATTTTATTATCTCTTAGAACTTTGGCTGCAACTGAATTCACATACAACCAGGCAGCTGTATCAGGTACTGCTACTTACGTTGGTGACGAACATGCCGCTTTGGCCGTTCTTATCAACAGAGTTGCAAACTTGATCGCTCAAAGAACACGTAGAGGCGCAGGTAACTGGGCTGTTGTGAGTTCTGCGGCACTGACTGTATTACAATCTGCTACTACATCAGCATTTGCTCGTACAACTGAAGGAACTTTCGAAGCTCCTACTAACACTAAGTTTGTTGGTACGTTGAACGGCGCTATGCGTGTTTTCGTTGACTCTTATGCACCTGATACTCAAGCAGTATTAGTTGGATACAAAGGTTCATCTGAAACTGATGCGGCAGCCTTCTATTGCCCATATATTCCATTAATGAGCAGTGGAGTTGTATTAGATCCAGCTACGTTTGAGCCAGTCGTGTCATTTATGACTCGTTATGGTTACATCGAACTAACTAACACTGCATCATCTTTTGGTAATGCGGCTGATTATTTAGGCGAGATCGCAGTTCAAAACTTAACTTTCCAGTAAGCCGATTATTATATAATCAACTTATTGTTATAAGTTTTAAAGCCTCTTTAAAAGAGGCTTTTTTTTGGGTACAAAAAGGCTTGACAAATTGTTTTTATGGTAGTATAATGATATTAAATACTATTATAGTTAGGAGATTATTATGGCGAAAAGAAAATTTAGAATTGAAGCAGGTAGATACGGCGGAGAATTAACTATCGGTGAAGTAAATGCCGACTTTGTAGATTATTGGCTTGAACAAGACGATGAAGGTGAATTAATAGATCATCTACAAAAGTTAGAATGGGGCGATGAGCCAGAAGTGGAAGGCATCCCGCTAATTAAAGAAAACTTTTATGCTTGGAACGAATGCGATGAAATTGAACACACAAACAGTGCATACGCAGACAGTAGATTTATTATAACTGAAGTTCCTGCTGATGGCAGTGATGATTACTTGTATCATAATTATGAAGACGAAGTTGTATTAGACCCACATCAGTTGCACGGCAGAGAAGCATATGTTGATAATAGCAAACCAGACGATCTAACTGACTACAAGCCAGTCTTAGTATTCCATAGTGCCGAGAAAGGTAGCTTTGGTGTATGGTTTGTTGAAACAGAAGGCGAAGATATAGACATGGATGAATTTGCATATACTCTAGTAGAAACTCCATACTGGGAACAAATAGAAAATGTTTATTACAAAAAAGAAGAATTAGAAATGGATTACGATTATGCAGAATCGACAGGCAAAGGCTATCACGCAATGGTTGGTTACATGAACATGAAATGGCATGACCCATTCAGCAAGTACACTGAAGAGTATCTAAATGAACAAGGCATTTGGGAAGAATACGATGATGAAGTTGCTGAAAAGAAGAAAGAAAGAGCAACAACTATACCACTCAACATCTCTGTGAATGAGATCGTAGGTGAAGTAGGAACTATTGACAATCCAGGATTTGAAGTTGATCCTGATGTTGTTCCCTTAATAAATCCTCCTGTTGTTGAAGATGCTGAAGCAGAAACATATAAAGATTTACAACAGTCATTAGTTGACTTGAATTCAGACGGTAACGAAGACTTGGGAGAAGATGGCGAGAACATAAAACTTGTCTAAAAAAATTCTTAGAGTCAAGCCTGAGGATTGTAATTTAGATACTGATAATTTAACTATTATTTGGTATCATAATTACTCTGGTGGAAAATTTATGGCTAATTGTTTGAGCCTATCTGATCATGGGTTATTCGGGCACAAAGAAATGACTGAAGCCCAACTAAGAGGTGAGTTTTCTCCAGATGATAAATTAAATTACTTAACTGGTGAGTTATCTAAAATAAACAAAGGTGATTTTTGGAATGATCTTTTGATAACTGATAATAAATTTTTTGGTTTTGCCAAGAAAGATTATATCAACCCTTGGAGAGGAATAACATACCACAAATATGTTAAAGATGTATCATACGGTGATTACAAATTCTTTATAGCATCACACTTTAATCCAGAAGTCATTGAAATTAAAAAGATTTGGAAGAATGCTAATATTATATTGTTCACTCATCCACATGACTATGTAGAGAAAAGAGCAAGTAAAGATCGAAAGATTAGTGTTTTCTATGAGCGTTTAGCTGACTATGAAGAAAATTTAAAAGAAATGAGATCACTTCCTAATGTAGTCTACGAGTTTGATGTAAGAAAGTACGAATCTGAAACTGAAACATTAGATGCAATCAAAGAAATGTATGATATATTAGGTATTAAAGGATACGACAGAGAAAAACTCGCTACTTACTATAATGATTGGTACAACAAAATAAACGAAATTGCTATTAACTAATTCTCATATCTGAATCTACTGGAAGATCAATAATCGATTTTTTAACTTTTCTTGTTTTTTTGTTGTAAAGCCTAGCACAATTAGCACACAACGTAATTAAGTTAGTTTTGCTCTTGTTAATGGCATTACCGTCTTTATATACCAAATCTATTTGAATTTTATCATGTGGTATAAACCCGCACTCCTCACATAACATCTTCTTGTTTAATATGTGCTTGAATCTTTTGCTATACATAGCTTTAGCACAATCTACACAGTATTTGTGCCACTTTTGAAACCCATGTTTACTCTTTCCATTGGGTTTTGACAATGTAAATTTGCAATGAGAACATAGAGGCCTACTGGGTTGTGTCATAATCATACATATATTTATTAAAAAGCACACCTTAGTGCTTTTTATGGTGCCGTACATAATTATATAATCATAAATACAAAGACAACAATGGAACCTTATAGATATGGCCGCAGAAAAATATAATTCTATTGGAGGGTACTCAGTCGGCTGGCCAGCAGTTGATACAGTAGACTCTTCTGGAAACGTAGTAACAAATCATAACTTCCCTAGCGGAAACGTTACGTCGAATGCTGTGTTTGCAAATTATTATTATTTCGCAAACGGAGCACCATTCACTAGCGATCCAGCCGGAAGTAACACACAAGTACAGTTTAACAATGCCGGAGAATTCGGAGCTAGTGCAGACCTTGTATTTGACACAACAACTGACACACTAACTACCGCAAATCTTGCAGTGTCAGGCAATACCCTCTTAGGAGATGTCACATCTGTCTCTATAACAGGTGGAACAAACGGTTACGTCTTACAAACAGACGGCATTGGTAATCTTTCATGGGCGGCACAATCTGGCGGTGGCGGCAACGGTTCGCCAGGCGGAACTAACACTCAAGTACAGTTTAACAATGCTGGCACTTTTGACGGCGACGGAGGCTTTACCTATGATATTGCTACTGATAAATTAACAGTAGTTCATATTTCAGGCGAAGGCGGAAATCTATCTAATCTCACTTATGCTAACATCACTGGTATCGGAAACATATCAGCAGTTAACTTAACTGGCGGCGCAAATACAGTTTTATACGGTAACGGTGTTTTTGCAGACATCACAGCAGGAACAAATGCAAACTTTGCTAACTATGCGGGCAATGTAGTAGGAGTAGCACAACCGAATATCACTTCTGTAGGAACATTAACAGGCCTACAAGTAGGATCAGGCGGATTATCTGTTACAGGAAACATTGGTGCTAGTAATATAGCAGTAACAGAAACATCAACGTTTACAGGGCCAGTACTGATTACTTCTTTAGGTAATCTTACAATGTCAGGTAATGCAAACTTGCAGAACTCGCCTAATGTTCAACTACCGATAGCAAACTTACACATCGATGGCGGACTCAACGGATATGTATTAGCAACAGATGGTGCTGGAACACTCGCATGGACAGTTCAGTCTGGTGGCGGCGGAGGTGGATCACCAGGTGGCGCCAATACTCAGATACAGTTCAACAATGCAGGAACATTTGGTGGAACTGCGAATCTAGTGTACAATAATATGACTAACACAGTCACTATGGCTGGAAGCATGACTGCAAACACAATGACTGTGGGATCCGGAGCATATTCATTCAGAACATCTAAAGTGGCCACTGGAACAACATCCTCGGTGGCACAAATAGAAATATGTGCAACAGAAGCATCCGCTGTCTCAGCAGTCGATTATACAATTGTTGCAACAGATGCGGCTCAAGCCGCAAGACAAACAAGCAAGATAACATGTGCGACTTATGCCACAACTGTAAACTATGTAGAATATGCATCAATTTCAGTTGGTGCCGCATTAGCAGACTTTGAAGTAGTATATGTTCCAGGTGATGCGTATAGAAATGCTCAAGTTGTTCTTTATGCGACACCAGCGTCAACCAACACAACGAATTACAAGGTATTATTAGACGAATATTCTTCGTCTTAGCCAGAAAAACACATGGAATACGAGAACATAAATGATAAATAACACTAAGAAGAGCGATCTTCTGAAGATCAATAAATTAACGGAGATCACTTCAAATGGCAATTAAACCATTCAATTCAGTCGCAGGCTTCTCAGTAGGAGAAACGCCCGCTAATATTATACTCAGTAACGGTTACATTACTACTAACGGCGCAACTTTTACCTCAAACATTGCGGCATTAGGCGTATTAACAGATAATCTTTACTATGCAAACGGGACTCCATGGGATTTATCAGATCCAGGCGGATCAAACACAGCAGTTCAGTTCAACGATGACGAAAGTTTTGGCGGTTCAGCAAACTTTACGTTTGATAAAGATACTGCTAATTTAGGTGTAACAGGCAACATAAACTTAGTAACTGGTTACTATACAGGTGACGGTTATGGTATTTCAAATATTGCGGCAGCCAATATTGTTGGTCTCGATCTCTCGTCAATTTCAAATGGTACATCTAATGTAGATATTGCTACTTCTGGTGGTAATGTAACTGTAGGAGTTGCAGGTAATGCGGCTATTATGACAGTCACAGGCACTGGATCAAACATTGCAGGTACATTAAATGTTACGGGTATTATTACTGTGCCAAGTACAACAGGTGCTATTGATATAGCATTAGGTACTCCGACTCAAGGAAATCTTACATCTAACGCATTGACTTTAACTACTTCGTCATCGGTCTCCAACTCGATTGCTCAGTTGAATCAAGTATTAGGAAAATTAGTTCCAAGTAGTCCTCCAGCTTTCCCAGCTTCACAGACTTTATCAGTACAAAGTTTATCAACATATCGTATGACAGACTTTACACAGACTGATAACACAGGCACTGGTGGTAAATCAGTGGCTGGCGGAACATCAGTTACTAAAGTAAGACGATCATCTACATACACAACAAATGCTATTACAAATGCAGGCCCTGGTGATTCAGGTCTGATCACATTATTATTAAATGGTGTGTCTTCGGGTTCACGTGCATTGACAACATCATTAGACGGTAACGGTACATACAGTAACTTGATTATCACAAACAACGTAGATTACAACGCAGTTGATTCAAACGTAGCGGCAGGCTTCTGGTCAGTCTTTACAGCAGACTCAGCAGGTTCTTCTATCCCAGCAGGTTGGAACGAAGTACAGATTACAGATTCAGTAGCTGGAAACACAGGTACTCCAGACTGGTACTATGACTCATCAAGTCCAGGAACTCCACAGTTCTCTGCGGTAACATTCACAGCAGACGCAACACCAACACTATTATATAGTTCAACAGTACCTCATTATACGAACGCTACTGTATGGGAAGTAGACTTTAATGTTAATAGACTATCTGGTGACATGTATCCAACAAGTGACACATTTGCTACAGGATCAAGTGGCGGAGCATTTAGTTCTCCGGCAAGTAGATCGTATACTCAAGCATCAATTACAACACCATTGTTACAGAATTTATATGTAGCTTCTGGTAATGCTTCAGTTAGCACAACTGCATCAGTCATCTCAGGCTTCGGCTCAAGTGCTGGTTCTCCATCAGTACTTGTTACTAACAGTTATGCATCAGGTGTGCAAACTCTTAGTCCTGGAGCAACAGTACTTTACAAAACAGGAACTTCTTCATCTGCAAGCAGAATCGAAGAAGCAAACGTGTACATCGGATCATCAATTGGAACAGGCTCAGGCTTAGCATCAAGGATCGCTAACCCGGGTTCAACTGACACACCAAGTTTCTCTGCAAGTGCAACATTATTCGACAGTCAGAATGGACCATTACAAACATACGATGCTACAGTAGTAGCAGACTCTCTCGCACACAGTACAACAGATTACTCGACTGGTTTCTTACCGGCTGGACCTGACTTAACTGGACAAGGAGCGTCTCAGTACTTTACATTTAGATTTATCAGAACTTCGGTATCTAAATTTGACGTTAAATTTACAGGAACAATTGCAGGTATGTGGATAGGTCTTCCGGGATCAACAATTGATTCATCATCTAGTCTCAATGGCTGGGTAAATATGTCAACCGCGTATGCAGGATCAGGGGCTCCAGGAGCCAACACAGGGGCTGGTGGTAACGGTTCAGATGGTTGTTCGTTGGGTGGTACAGTTACTACAGGCAGTTCTGTATCTAACGAATCAACAACAGCAACATTTGGTACTGTGAGTTCATCAAGTACGGCAACAAATGAAATATATGTTCGTATTAAATTGACATCGGGTCAATCAGTATCAGCATTATCACTAGAATCAGCGAGTAATTAATTATGAGTATACCAATTTCACAAAAAGTAGACTTACTCTATAAACAAGCGTTCGGTGTCACTAAAACTGACACAGAAGCTAATAAGAGTCCGTCAAATGAATCAATCGCAAGTCCACTACTTAATCGTGGTGATACTTTATGGTCGCAATCAGATCAAATACCAGGAGTCGCGGCATCAACCGCTGGCCTGGTTCAAGCATACACAGGTTCTGGAGCACAAGAATGTGTTGCGGATAACACAACTGTGCCGATTGGCGGAGTTTATCCAACTTGGAAAACCTCATTAACATACTGGATCCCAGCAGAATTCGGATCAACATATTCAGTTAGTGTTTGGGTTGATGATTCAGGCGCCGCAGACCCAACTTCAACAGGTACTCAGATATTTGGAGCAGGTTCAGGTGGAACAGGTGAGTTCTTCTATAACTATCAATCAGGTGTTCTTAACTTTATCGGAGAAACAATTCCGACTGCTCTAACAAGTAGTAAAGTTCTTTACATCGTAGGTTACAGATACATTGGTTTAACTGGAGTAACTAGTTTACCAGACGGAACTCAAATCGGTAATCTCGTAATCAGTGATCAAACAGTTACTGGTCAAGATACTAATGCTAACATCATTCTTACTCCAAACGGAACAGGACAAGTTGTTACATCAGGTAACATTACAGCATCATATTTTTATGGCAATGGCGCATTCTTATCAGGAATCGATTCATCAGGTATAGCAAACGGAACATCTAATGTTTCTATCCCACTCGTTAATGGAAATATCAACCTTAATGTTAACGGCATCCTGACAGCAAATATCACAGATTCTGGAATTGTTGCAACAGGTACAGGTTCGTTTACAGGTAATTTATCTGGTGCGAATTTAAACACAAGCGGTGTAGTTTCAGCAACAGGTAACGTATCTGGTGGCAACTTAACATCAGGTGGTGTTGTAGAAGTAACAGGCAATGTAATCGGTGGAAATCTTACTACTGTAGGACTTGTTTCAGCAACAGGTAACGTATCTGGCGGCAACATCACTACTGGTGGAGTCGTAGACGCAACTGGCAACGTATCTGGTGCTAATTTAACATCAGGTGGTGTTGTAGAAGTAACAGGCAATGTAATTGGTGGAAACATCACTACTGTAGGTGTCGTATCTGCAACTGGTAACGTATCTGGTGGAAACATCACTACAGCAGGTCTTGTTTCAGCAACTGGTAACGGTACTTTCGGTAACGTATCAGGTGGAAACTTAGTTTCAGCATCATTCTTTACAGGTACATTAATAGATGGTACTTCAAACATTACCGTTAACAACAACGGCAACGTTGATTTAGTATCAGCAGGCAACACAACTGTAGTTATTACAGGCACTGGCGCAAACGTTACAGGTACTCTTAATGCAAACGGCATAGCAACATTCGGTTCAGTCGTATCATCACAATTAACAGCAGATGCTGGTGGTAACTTAACATTAACAGCAGGCTCAACAGATCAGTATGTTGAAATCAGACCTACAGGAACTGGACAAGTTCACGTTGGTGGTTTCAGAATTGAATCACTCGGAGCTCCTTCAGCATCAACAGATGCGGCAACAAAACAATACGTAGATGACGTAGCACAAGGTCTTTCTATTCAAGCACCGGCAGTAGCGGCATCAACAGGTACATATGCGGCTATGTCAACTGGTACTGTAACATATGACAACGGTACAGCAGGCGTCGGAGCAACATTAACAACTACAGTTGCTTTAACAGCAATTGATGGTATTACACTAACAGTTAATGATCGTATTATCATTAAAGACGAAACAGGCGCTAATCTACCAAACAATGGTATCTATGTCTACACAAGTTCAACTGTTCTAACTAGAGCAACAGACTTTGACACTCCAACTGAAATGGCTGGTGGTGACTTCTGTTTTGTTCAACAAGGCACAACTTATAATGACACTGGTTGGGTAATGACGGATCCAGTAACAACTGTCGGTACATCTGACGTTACTTGGGTACAATTCTCAGGTGCTGGTTCATTCACAGCAGGTGCAGGTCTTACATTAACAGGCACTGAGTTCTCTGTAAACGTTGATAACTTAACAACAGCGATTTCAGGTGGAAACGTAGTTGTTAAAACTTCTGCTCAGTTAACTACTCCAAATATCGGAGCGGCAACTGGTACAAGTCTTACAGCAACTGGAAACGTAGCAGGTGGCAACTTAACTACTGTCGGAATCATAACAGCAACTGGTAATATTCTCGGCGGCAATGTTTATGCTAACGCAGGTACTATCGGTGCTTCATTATTAACAGGCACATTAACAACAGCGGCGCAACCAAACGTCACATCAGTTGGTACATTAACATCATTAACTGTAACTGGTAACACAAGCAGTGGTAACTTATCTACAGGCGGCACTGTTTCAGCAACAGGTAACGTATCTGGCGGAAACATCACTACAGCAGGCGTAGTAGACGCAACTGGTAACGTATCTGGTGCTAATTTAACATCAGGTGGTGTTGTAGAAGTAACAGGCAATGTAATTGGTGGAAATCTAACTACAGTAGGTCTTGTCTCAGCAACAGGTAACGTATCTGGTGGCAACATCACTACAGCAGGCGTAGTTACAGCAACAGGCAATGTGTCTGGTGGCAACTTAACTACAGCAGGAAACATTGATACTACAGCAGGCATCTTTAACGGTGACGGTTATGGTATCTCAAACATCGCGGCAGGTAACATTGTCGGATTGAATCTATCAGGTATTTCTAACGGAACATCTAATGTAGACATCGCAACAGCAGATGGCAACATCACAATGTCTGTTAACTCAGTAGGCAACGTTGCTATAATAACAGCGACAGGACTTGAAGTAGCAGGAACAGCAGGAATCAGTGGTACTGTAACAGCACCAGCTTTCACAGCAAACACAGGTCTCTTCTCAGGCGACGGCGGCGGACTATCTAATGTAGTCGGTGCTAACGTAACTGGAGCAGTTGCTTTTGCAACTACAGCAAACTCTGTAGCAGGCGCTAATGTCTCTGGACAAGTGGCAAACGCACTAGTCTCAGGTACAGTATATACAGCGGCACAACCAAACATCACATCTGTTGGTACTTTAACATCTATCACTTCTAGTGGAGATGCTAATATAGCAGGTGCAGTTAACATTGGCGCAAGTGCAATATCAACTATTGCGGCAGAATCTGTAACTACAACTGCCACTAGTAGTGAAGTAATCGCTGAGTTCCCTGTTTCAGGACTTAATGGTGTAGAATTTATGGTAAAATCTATTGACTCTACTGGTTCAAAATATGGTGTAGCAACAGTTCTAGCAGTAACAGACGGGTCAACAGTTGACTTCTCTGTCTACGGACAAGCATTTTTAGGGACAGCAACTGGCGTATTATCAGTGGCGATCTCAGGATCGAATCTGGCGTTGAGTACAACCCCTGCAAGTTCTAATTCTACAGTATGGACAACACAATATAGAACAATTTAAGGAATATTAACGATGGCATTACGATCATTTAATTCAGTCTCTGGTTTTTCGACTGGACAAGATCCACAACTTGCTATAATTAGTGACATTGGTAACGTAACTCCGGTTAACCTAACGGTAACGGAGTTAACAAACTTAGGTCCCATCGGTAATATTACTATTACTGGTGGTTCTAACGGACAAATTATAACAACTGATGGCTCTGGTGTCCTATCATTTGCAGACACAACGACTGATAGTGCGGCACCTATGCCCTACATTATTGTTTCGGGTGATACATTCATTGTACCAGAAAACTTTCAAGGTCTCTATGCACAAGCAATTGATATTGAAGGCACACTTGAAGTTGATGGTATTCTTATTGAAGTCGGAACATCTCAGAATGCGGCTCCATACGAAGTTTACTATGACAACAACGGAACACTAACTGGTAATACAGGGTTTTCTTTTCAGCCAAGCACAGGCAACTTATCAATACCAGGCAATGTTAATGCGACAGGTAATCTTATACCTGGAGCAAATGTCACATACGATATCGGCTCATCAGCATCACGTTGGAAAGATTTATATCTTTCTGGTACATCAATATTCTTGGGCACGTCTTCTATAGCAGAAAATGTTGATGGCGACATTGTTTTAACTAATGGCGACGGTGGAACTTGGACATTCGGTGGCACTGACAATTTAGACCAATCAACTATTGCAAACGGTACATCTAATGTACGTGTTTTGTTAAATGGTAATATCGCTATAGGCGCCGCAGGAAATGCGAACATTGTAAATATTAATGGCGCAGGAGTTATCACATCTTCGGGTAACGTAGTACCATTAGGTGTTAAGACAGACAACTATTACTATGCTAACGGTGATGCTATAACATTTGGTACATCAGCGGCAGGTGCAAACACTCAGATTCAATATAATAACAATGGTGACTTCGGAGCAGAAGCGGCATTTACTTACGACCAAGCAACAAACACATTAAGTGCTGACAATATAGCAGGAACGCTAACAACTGTAGCACAACCTAACATTACATCATTGGGTACACTAACATCATTAACTGTTACTGGTAATGCTACTGCTGGCAATGTAATAGCGTCAGATGGAACAGTACAATATGGTACTAATCCAGGATCAGGTTCTATCTCAGTAAACACAGGCACAACAACTGCTGGTATCTTTAGTTCGGGTATAACAGATATTAATTTAGGACTAGCGGCTAATATT